AGGCTGTGTCATGGCGGGTTTGTTTTGCAACACGCATCTATATGGGGCGTGATAAAGGAACATCTTGATCCCAAGAAACGAACCCTATTTTGTGGGCATAGTCTTGGTGGTGCGTTGGCAGAGCTATCTGCTGCAAAAATGTACAAAAAGCACAAGAACATAAATCTTGTGACCTTTGGTAAACCTAATACATTTTTTAAAGGATTCAAGCGGCCTATGGACTTGGACTATCAGATATCGTGCGTACAAGGCAGTGATATTGTGTCAAGGATACCTAGACTGTGCTACGGCCCCAGTGTAAGCCAGACAATGTTGTACTTTGCCAACAATGGCACGGACGTGGTCAACCCCGGAAAGCTGTTCAGAAAAGTTGATAGGGGCGGGTTAAAAGACCGGATATCGGATCACATGATGGCAGGATACGCAGAAAGGCTTGAGAGATATCTTGAGGCAAAAGAAAACGGTGACGCAAAGGTCACTAAATTACGCAATGATGATAAGGAGAAGGTGTCTGATGAAATTGATTTCCCTAGTGCTAGTTAGTTTTGCAATAACCAGTTGTACCTCCGTGGAGCAGGTAATAGCTAATAAAGAAGTATACTGCAGTCAATTCTACAAAGGCGTTAGGGCAGTCGGTAGAGGTGCTTTGTCCGCTACTACGGGTGTTGTCGTTCCAGACGTGTGTGACACTATTGATAGCATAGTTGCAGAAGAGGCAGAAGAATGAAGCTGGGCGGTTTATTAAAAAGCCTTGCCCCTACAATCGCTTCAGCAGCAGGTGGTCCCATGGCTGGTATGGCCATCAAAATGGCGGCAAAAAAATTGAACCTGCCTGAAACAACCACTGCAAACGAGATTGAAGATTTAATTGAGCGAGAGCCTGAAAAAGCGGTTGTGATTAAACAGGCAGACAAAGAGTTCAAAGACACCATCAAGGCGATGGAGATTGACTTAGAGTCTTTTAAAACAGAGGTGGAGGATCGACAACACGCAAGAGAGACGTTCAAAAATGATTGGACCCCAAAGGTGTTTGGGATATTGGCTCTTATGCTGTATGGCGCCTATGTCATGACTGTGACCCTGATGCCCCACGACGCAAATGATGAGACCATAATCTCACTCGTCCTTGGCCAATTGAGCGGTATTCTGGGCACCATGGCGGCCTTTTGGTTTTCTGGGTCAAGCACAAAATGAGCGACGACATGGAAAAATTAATTGCAATGCTAAAAAGGCATGAAGGTGAAGTAAAAAAAGATGACCGACATGTCGCCTACAAGTGTCCCGCTGATCACTGGACAATTGGGATAGGCAGAAATATCGATCCTGATTCAGGCATTGGATTGTCTAATGACGAGGTTGATTACCTGCTACAAAATGATGTCGAAAGAGTCATTAAAGAGTTGGCTGCTGAGTACCCGTGGTTCAACGATTTAGATGATGTTCGCAAAGACGCGATGATCGATATCTCTTTCAACCTTGGCCAGACTCGCCTGAGGCTATTTAAACGCGCTCTTGCAGCCATGGAGGCCGGGAACTATAAAGAGGCTGCCACAGAGTTTTTGGATTCTAGGTGGGCAAAGCAGGTGGGTAGTCGTGCCCTAGAGTTAACAGATATGATCTCTAGCGGCGAATATGCGGATTAAGTGATATG